CTAAAGCAAATACCAGAAAGGATTTTGTTAATAGGTGTTTAGAGGGTCGTGGCTATAATGTAATCAATAAATAATAATAGGAGATATTATGCAAGGAATAATAGATAAAATATTTGATACTACGAAAGAGGGAGTACCAAATTACTCTATCGACTTAATAGATGGAAAAAGGCTTTACGCTAGGGGTTCATTTTTGAATCCTTTGCCACAAAAAGGGGATACCATAAATTGTGATGTTGTAAATCACAAAACGTCAGCTAATGGCAATCCTTATACCAATGTAGAAAATGTAGTGGTAGTAAATCCAAATGACCAACAATATTCCCCACAACCGCAACAAACACCGCAATATACGCCCACACAAGCACCACAATCCCCTGCACAGACAATGCCAGTTGCACAATCAACTAATACCTATACACCTAAACCGCCTAATGGTGGCATGAATAAAAGCGATACACAGCGATTAGATATATTTGTAACTGGTGTTGTTGGTAGGTCTATGGGTTCTGGTCACTTCTCAGTAAATGACATTGAGGAACTTACTAAAAACGCTGTAAGGGCATTTAATGAAAACCTTAAAGAACTATAAGAAGCTTTTTTCTGACTTTTGGGGGTATCACGAAAACGATATTCCCATCTGTTGGAATTGTAATAAAGAAGTGGCGGTAGATATACATCACTTGATACCTAAGGGCATAGGTGGAGTTAAAAACAACAGGCTAAACAGAATTGATAACCTTTATGCTCTATGTCGCAAGTGTCATACGCTAGGACATTCTGACAAGGAACTTAACGAGCAATGGAAAAAAGATTTATTAGAACGAATAGAGTGGAAAAAGGAAAATCCAGATGGTTGGTGAAAAATTATGCAAAGAGGTAGTAAGCATTGTTGAAAGTCGTGGCTTGGATTATGGAGATATCAAACAAAATCACGAAGAAATAGCGAAGGGGTGGTCAGTCATTCTAGGAATAGAGGTAAAATCGCATCAAGTGGCTTTATGTAACGACTGGCAGAAGACAGTAAGGCTAAAGGCTAACCCCAAGCATCACGACTCATATAAAGACAAAATGGGGTACATGATAACCTATGCGGAGTGCATAAAATGAGCGATATTTATTCATTACAATTTGACCCTCATAAGATATCGCACCAGCAGGAAGAATTAGGGATGATATTTGCGGATTTAGATACCGCTTGTGAACTAATGAAAAAAGAGGAAAAAATGATTGTTGCGGAATTGACACTTCAATTTTCTAGACAAAAAATGTATAAAAATATGAAAGAGTTAGATGGTTTGATATTTAACCACGACAAGTTTAGGGATTTCGCTAATAGATATAGTGAAACCTTAAAAAAAAGGAACAGAGCCAAAATAAGGTTCGAGTCCTTCAAAGCGTTTAGAGATGACCTAAGAACTAAGGTGGTCAATGAACGAGAACTGGCTAAACATAACTTATAGAAAGGAGTTTGAAATGCCAAAAAAATCACAAAAAGAAAATATCCTAGAGTATCTACAAATAGGTAACAAAATAACCCCATTGGAAGCCTTGTATCAGTTTGGTTCTTTTAGATTAAGTGCCGTTATCTTTGAGTTAAGGCAAGAGGGTTACAACATCATCACGCATAAGAAAAAAGTTGATGAAAAAACCTTTGCTGAATACGAACTTGTGAGGGGTGAAAACAATGGTTGAATATGATAACTCAAAGACCTTTTTTGAATTTGAAATGCAAAGAAAAATTGATAAGCAGAAAGAATTTGCTTTAGCCAAACACTCTAGTGAAATAAGGGTCATGGATAGGCTTATAAATGCTATTGATGAATACTTAATCAGATTCGGCAGGGAAAGTAATGTTTATGACCAATGTTTTGAGTTGAAAAAACAAATTGAAGAAAACAAAAAGCACACTCAAGAATATATGGACAAAATATGATAGAGCATTTTGAAAAATTTGATTTGTTGCCTTTATCCTTTAGTCATCTTAATGAGTTCGCTTTTTACAGGGAACGATGGGCATTAAGGCGAATATTTGGGTATGAGTTCCCAACAAGTGCATCGGCTGTTAGGGGTCAATCTGTGGAGTCTGGAATCAATATGGTTCTAAATGGATTACCGCTAGAAGAAGCCACAGAAAAGATGGTTGCTGAATTTGATGCAAACTGTTCTAGGATAAATGACCCGAAGATTGAGGATGAACGAAATAACTTAGTGCCACTATTAAATCTAGGTACTAAGGAGTTTCAGAAATATGCTTACTCATGGAATCTATTGACCTATCAAAAAAAGGTAGAAATAGAAATAGATACTATACCTTTTGTGGGTTATACGGACTTTCATTTTGAAGATAAGAAGACTAAAGAAGATTTTTATATCGACTTGAAAACGTCTAAAAGTCTACCGCAAAGGGTTAGTATTTCTCATGCTATGCAACAATCCATCTACCAGAAAGCGACAAATGCTAAGCAAATTCTGTGGTATCTGAAGAACCCTACAAAGACAAAAGATGCTGAATTTATTGCTATGTCTTTAGATGATTATGGTGAGCCTATGCGGATATGTAAGCATATTCTAAAGGTCATGGGTAATTATCTCAAAACAGTAAATACCCCAGATGACGTTAGAGACTCTCTTGTTCCTAATCCAGATAACTGGATATGGAAAGAGCAGACAGTTCATAATGCTAGAAAGGAAGTTTGGGGATACTAAACCAAAAAACCCCTTTAGGTTTTCATCTAGAGGGGTTACAATCAACTAAATTGGAGTTCGATATGATTATTTATGAAAATTCAAAGCCAAAAGAAAAACTAAAGGCATGGTATTTATTCACAGAAGACTTTGTTGCAGGCACTGCACATTTATCCGCAGAATCATTAGGCATATACATTCGTTTGCTATGTTTCAATTGGAATAAACGTTGTGCCGGGATACCAAAAGATAAAGAAACGCAATATAGAATTGCTAGTTGTGTGACGAATAGTGAGTGTAGTAGTTGTGATAATGTTATTAAAGAATTTTTTGTTCTTGTTAATGACCACTACCAAAACGAAAGACAGCTACAAGAATATCTATATATTTCAAGGCGTATGGAAGCGTCTAAGGAAAATGGGAAGCTTGGTGGCAGACCAAAAAAACCTAGCATAGAACCTAGCAAAAACCCCCCTACCCCTACCACTACCCCTACCGCGAAACAAACCAAAGTAAGTTATGCACCCTTATTTTTGAAGTTTTGGGAAAAGGTAGCTAATAAAGTATCGAAGGGAACAGCCGAAAAGAACTATATGAAGCTAGAAGACGAATGGATAGAAAAGCCAGAAGAACTAGCAGAATTGTATAATAAGTATTATAAATCTGTAGAAGATAAACAGTTTGCTAAACAACCTGCTTTCTGGCTATCCGCTAAGAAATATTTGGATGAACAACCAAAATCACAAAGCACAGAAAAGGTTGATTTGTATCCTCTTAGACTCAAAGAATACAAAAAGGTCGTATCAGAAAAAATGTCTAGGAATTATGTTTCTCAACAAGCTTTACAACATATTGACGAAGTACAAAGAGCCATAAAAGAGGGCGAGTTTTCCAAAGATGACGCTGAAAAGTATCTAGATTTAAGAGGGTGGTTATAGTGCTTGAGGTCATAACATTTACCATGTATCTCATTACTATCACAGATATAGAAACGGCTAATGTTGAAGTTCACCGCCTTGTCTTTGACAACCATGCTGAATGTTTAGCGTTAGCCACCGCCATCAACCAAGTGCGTGACCCTATAGTCAATAAAAAGAATTGTCGTAGTGTTCGGTCTTACTATTGAAATTTGCCGTGAGTAAAGCACAAAAAATAATAGGTTTTGGTAATGACAGAGAAAAAAATGATTTCTATGCAACACCCCAAGAATCAACCGAAAGCCTTTTGAGAGTTACAACCTTTAGGGGTGACATCTATGAACCATGTTGCGGTCAAGGTCATATTTCCAAAGTTCTTATAAAAAATGGGTATAATGTGTTTTCTAGTGACTTAGTAGATAGGGGATATGGAACACCACGCATAGACTTTCTCATGGAAACCCAAAAGCATGATAACATAATTACAAACCCACCATTTAAGAACGCACTAGAGTTTGCTGAAAAGGCTGTAGAACTAGCAAGGCATAAAGTGGCTTTACTTCTCAAACTTAGCTTTCTGGAAGGTGTAGCAAGGCGAGATTTCTTTAGGAGATACCCACCAGAAAAA